TTAGTCAAGTGTTCTTCTAAGCCCTCGCTTTCGAGGATCATGATGGTACGTTCTAGTAGCTCAAGCGTCTCACCGTTGGGCAGTCTAGTATACACCATCAAGTAACCATCCTTCTCAGCAAGGATTACTAAATCGTTTACATCCTCAGGCAACTCCTGCATCACACTCATGGACGAAAGCCTGACTCATTCATAGCTTCTACATAATCTGAAGCAGCTTCTAATCTTTCTATCTCTTGTCTTAGCAGATAGATTACATTCTCAATACTTTGACCATTACGTAGCATACTCAGTGTTGCTTTATGTATGCTGTTAAATGCTTCTTCTAGTTTCATCAGTGTGTTTCCTTTTCAAATAATCTACTGCTTTTAACAGCCCTTCTAAACTATCTCCGAGCTGTCCTATACTACGATTACATGCACGACAAAGTATTCCTCGGAATTCCATTGTCTTGTGATCGTGATCGTAGCAGAGTTCTTTTGTTGAACTACAGATCTCACACGAAGAACTGGTAGACATCCTTTGCTTGTATGTTTCTGCGTCGATGCCGTATCTTTTCTTAGTTTGGTGGTCTGTTTTCCAGTCTTTCTGTTTAGGGTGTTGCTCATTTCGTTTTACAGCACAAGGAATACAAAGATTTCTATAGCCGTGTTTGCTTCCCTTATTTTTAACAAACCACATAGGCAGTAGTTCTTCGCAGAAACATTCTACCTCGCAGTCCATGCAAATTCTAATGGGTTTCTCTCCAACTGTTTCCAACTTTGTATTCTCCTGTTAAAGGACATCTCATATTAAAAGATTTACCCGCATCCGTAATTGCTTGAACACCTAACTTACCCACAAGATCTGCATACTTCTCTTCAACTTCTATCTGCATTTCGTCGTGGACATTAGCGACGAACTTATAACTAATCCCTAGTTTGCTTAGGCGATCATCTAAGATCACCAGAGCTTGCTTCATGACAATCGCACCCGCACCTTGGAGAAGAGTGTTGAGTGCTGCATGGTCAGACCTAACGTGTAGTCTACGTCCATCAAGACCTGGTAGCGTTCCCGACGACTTGCGGATTGTATCCACGTCCTTCCTAAGTCTTCGTAGTTCTGGTGTGTTTTCCAGAAAAGAATCAATAAGTCGTTGTCCTTCTTTCGCTCCAGCACCAACAACTTTCCCGATCTTGGCAGCCCCTGCACCATAGAGGAATGCATATATAAACGTCTTTGCTTGAGCACGTGTTTCGAGTCCAGCAGCTTTCTGGTTTGCTGTGTGGATATCACCTTGTGTGACCTCATAAATATACGCATCGTCTTTCATATAGTGAGCAAGCATCCTCAGCTCCAGTCCTGAAGCATCGATACCAACTAACTTATATCCTTTCTCTACAATCCAAAGATCCCTACAGTCTTCTCCGTAGGGGCTACCACAACTAGGTACTTGTGCCATGTTAGGACTGTGGTGTGTCATCCGTCCAGTCACTGCACCGTTAGTGATTACCTTACCATGCACTCGTCCGTCATCCTTAACTACATCCAACCACGATTTGATCTGAGCAATTCGTTTCTGCAACAATAAGAACTCAGCAATCGCTTTAGCTTCAGGAAACTCTAAGCCTTCGAGCGTCCCTTCGTCGACGATTGGTTGACCGTTCTCTGTGAACTTCTCTGGCTTCCAGCCTTTCTCGATGAGCCTTTCTCCGATTTGTTTCCTACTGCCTGGGTTGAAGACTTCAACTTTTGGCTTGAGTGGCTTACCTGTTTTGTCGGATACTCTGTCGATAGTTTTGGCAGGAAAAATGTTTTGAAGCTCAGTTTCAAGAAGAACAAGCTTAGATTGTAACGTTGACAAAAGAGTGATAGCTTTTGCCTGATCAAGCTTAAATCCGTTTTCTTCTTGCGTTGCAATGATCTTTTGTACATCGTGCTCAAGTTTAATACTCCTCTCATCAAAGTTTAATCGTGTTAACTCAGCAGTTAAATGCTTATACAACTTCTCTGTTACTAAAGTATCTTGGATACAGTACTCCTCCATCTCTTTGGAATACCCAGCATCCCAGTCTTTGAAGTCTCCCTTAGGAAAACCTAAGCGTTGACCCCATGCTTCAAGACTATGTCCTCCCTCCAGACTTGGATTTAGAAGACGACTTAGCACGAGCGTATCGCACATCTGGTTCTGCTTCATCGTAACGTTCCAGTTCCTTCTCAGTACTGGGGCATCGAAGCATATTCCGTTGTGCATGATAATCAAATCGCAACTGTCCAAATACTTTTGTAACTCGTTTGCTTCCTTCCATACTATTACGTCTCCTCCTACTTCTCTTGTAACGCACATCCAGATCTTGTCATGCGTACTGTTTGTTTCTATATCGAGAATAATCTTTCTCATTTTCCATTTCCAGTAATTACTCCAGTTAAATAAATTAAGTGGAGGACAACTCCATGTCACACAGGTACTCCTTGTCTTACTCTCCAGGGATACTCACGCTCTAGCCAGAAGCATCGAATATCTCCGAACTCATCTCGTGCTAGAAAACCATCCCACTTGGAGTACTTGGTGGAGTAGCTACTGCATTCAATGTTATCTAGCCTGTGCTTATGTTCACTAACTAAGAAGCCAACTGCTAGTCCTACTAACGCAGCAACTAATATTAAAGAGTACTTCATTTTGGTTTACTCTTTTTAAAGGTTTCTTTAATTTGATTCTCTATGTTCTGCTGAGTAGCCATCACGAAAGCATCCTGCAATTCTTTTACCATTAGTTCAAGCTTAGCAACTCGCTGCCCTAATTCGTTGACCGATTCGATAACCTTCGGCATCTGTAATAAACTCATGTTGATTCCTTAATGTAATATAAACGTTACCTTACAGCCATTTATGTAACTCATATGTTACATAAGAAGCTATCCCTGCCAAGTACAAAACAACTGCTACGGCTTCAACCAGGATCAAGGGGATGTCACGCTGCAGTACACCAGCGTAAGTCCAGAGTGCTGATCCAATGAAGCCAAACAGAATGTTCAGAGGAAATACATTGAAGCTAGTCAATGCAATCCCTACTAAGCATAGGATAGTTCCTGTCCATTTGATTAATTGCATATGACGACATTCGGACAAACGGTACATGTTACAATCTTACCATCAGGTGACATAACCGTAGTAGTCTGACAAGCCCAGCTACTATTATACACCATCATTGCTGCAATTGCAAGTACAATCTTCTTCATAATTTATTCTCCTCAGGAGGGAGCTCTGTCATCCTGCCAGTCATACGACTGTACAGTAATCGAGAAGCTAACCCAGTTAAACCACTAAAACGATTCTTCAATACTCGGACGTAGGTGGTATTCCGCTCCTGCTCGTCCTCATGCTGACCATTACGCTCCAATCCAATCACCATGTCTGATAGCTGAGCAATCGAACCTGAACCACGCAACTGAGCAAGGGATGTAGCAGCACCTTCCTCATGTCCCTTTGATTCAGGACGCTTGAGATGAGACACCACAAACAAAGCAATGCCAGTCTCTTGCACGATAGTACGAAGCTTAGTCATGATTTCATCTAGTGCTTTCCTTTCGTCTCCGTTCTCCTGAGCACTAACCACAATCGATACGTGATCAAGGAATACATAACGACAATTAAGACCTTTTGCCATAAAGCGTACTCGGTTGATAATATTGTCAATGGCGGTAGACCCAAAATGATCAAACAAAAATACACGATCAGTTCCAAGGGTAGCATCAAATGCATAGCGTAGTTCCTCCTCATCAACATCACAATCAGGTAAGTGCAATGGTTTGTTTGCAGCAAGTGACATCAAACTCTTAGCAGTTTTCTTGACCGACTCCTCCAAGAACATGAGACCAATGTTATCCTCAGTCTTGTTGAGAATCTGCCATACAATCTCACGCATGAACTGAGACTTACCTAGTCCTGATCCAGCAGTGATCGTTACCAACTCTCCTAAGCGAATGCCATAAGTCAAACTGTTTATACCTGAATAGGGATATTGCACCTCGGCTTTCTCTACTGGTTGGTTAACCATGTCCCACAATGTAGAACCTGCTACGATACCATCAGGTACGTACTTCTCTGCGTTCCACCACTCCTCAACAAACTCCTTAACCAATCCTTGAATCAGGTAATCATTGGCATCCTTTAGTTCTTTCTTCGGAAATCGAAAGATGTGTGCCTTGCTACCAAACAACTCAGCCACTTGGTTTGCTGCCTGTTGACCTGGCTCATCATTATCAAAGCAGATCACAATCTTATCAAAGGAATCCAAGTACTCGAAGCTTGCTCGGCAATCCTTCAATGCTGACGTAGCACCATTACGAATGGATACCACTGGGTAACGAGAACCTGTTAGCTGATAGCATGCCAGTGCATCGAACTCACCCTCGGTAATCGTGATAGCCTTACCACCAGGAGTGAACTTGTTCTGTCCAAAGAGCACTGCTTCCTTCCAGTCACCCACTACACTGAATTGTTTCTCAGTCATGGAGCGAGTCTTAGCAGCCACCACCTTACCAGTGTTATCACAATATGGAAAGTAGTAACTAGTACCATCAGAACCTGCACCAAAGAAGTACATAGTCTGTGTAGAAATACCACGCTCTACAACTGGGGTAGCTTCTACATTAGCCAATGCCTCTAGAACTGATTTAAACTGCTTAGGAGAAGACTTCTCAGGTGCGGTGATACCCTCCCTTAGGACAGCCTGAACCATCGCTTCTGAGCCCTTCTTATACGTTCCACACTTATGACAGTACTCATGCCCATCATCATAGATACTATTAGCATCCGAAGATCCGCAGGTACTGCAAGGTATGTGTTTCAAAAAGTTACTTTCTGTTTTCATTCAATAGCCTCAGTCACATTCATCAATTCGTGTTTTACCATTTCTAATACTCCTAAAGTTTCAGCGATACTAATGTTGGCAAATGGTTCTTCTTGGATAACATCAAGTAGTTTTAACTGCAAGTCCAATAGTGTTGGTCGTTGATTAATTGAGATAACTTTCATTTCTCACTCGCTTTCTTTAGTATTGCTCTAGCAAATTGCAAAACAGTTCCATTCCAATCGTTTTCAATAGCAACTGTGTCAATTTCTGAACAAAAGGCAATATTCAGTATTTCCTCATCACTTAACTCTCTTGGTGCGGTGTAAATGCTTCCATACTGACCAACTTCATTACTTCCTGTGCATTTATGGCGATGGTTTGATGCTTTTGGGCATCGCTTATTGCCGCAGTCAGAACACACAATCATTCTTTGCGATGTAACGGGCATATTGTTTTCCATAACACCTACCAAACAAGCATGACAATTACCGCATCCATCACATTGCGGTGCGGTGTAGAGTGGAACTGTGTGGTAACTTGTCTTATTCCAACTAAATGGGTCACTCATGTTGTCGTTTGGGTCAATCCATGCAATAGGTTTCATTTCTCACTCGCTTTCTTAAATGCTTCTTTCCAACGGATTAGCTGTTCTTTTTTCCATTTATCTCGCAGTTCATAGTTAAAGCGCAATACACCTTCATCTGTTTCGCAATAGTAATCAAATGCTTTATTGAGTTCCTCATCACTTAACTCTTTTATTTGTGGTGTGGTGTAGAGTGGAATTGTGTTGTGTTCTGTTTGTTTTCCATGCACAAATAACGGTTGAAATAATTGTGGCTCTTTAGCGATTCCATCTAACCATTTTTGATTAGTCCACGCTACTGGTTCAGCACTTTGTTGTTTTACCCAATATTGTTCAAGATATTTACCTTGATAAACCCCACTAGCCTTTTCATAAATCATGTCAGATACCAGTCTTTCCAACTCCGCTATGCGGTCTGCTTGTTGGCGAAGCATATTGGCAGCTTGTTCTCCGTATATTCCATAAGGTTCTAAATCTAATTTATCTGCTAATTCGTATGCGTTCATTTAATCCTCACAGTTTGTTTCAGTTTTTGTAACTTAAAATTTACTTTGTTTTACTTTTAAAATTTACTTTGTTTTACTTTTTCTTACAATCGCTAACTTTTTCTGACAAAACAGCCCTAGCCCACTTTTTATAATTACGATTCTGAACCTCTATCTTATGGTCGCTAAGTTCATGGTAATCGTTAGCGATAGCGTTTAAAACTTCTTCGTATTTAGCTATTCGGTCTGCTTGTTGGCGAAGCATATGCGCTGCTTTTGTGTATTCGCATTCATCAAAGTCTGCCATATCTTCTAAGCATTGTGCTAATTCGTATGCGTTCATTTTATCCCATGCCTTTGCTCAATTGCTCTAGCGAATGCTAGTGTATCTGCCCAGTTATCTGCTGTTTTTGGACTAGTGTCCTGTCTTAGAATAATTATTTCTTCCTCACTCAGTGGCTTTGATTTCCATATCATCTTAGCAGGGTCTACTCCTTTGTATGCGAATGCTGGTTCAATCACTGCATCTTCATAGCCTGGATGATAAGGTGCTTCTTGTACAAGTTTAGTAGTATTCATGAGTGACAGTATCCTGTTCTTTAATCTTAAAATTCCATGCGTCGATGATATCCTGTAAGACAGTATCAATACCATACCTCCCAGCAGCATCAACTGCATGTTGCACCACAAAGTGATAGTGCATTTCTTCTTCGTAGTTATCTTCCATAGTTACTCCTAAGTTTAACATCTAAGTTAACTGCTAAGTTA